TATCCTATGAATGATRAAKCATMWGAMTSATTTATTGWTAYTGATTCTGATATTACCTCATTCTCTGAATTGGGTGTAATTACCGAATTAGAAGAATATATCATTTCTACATATTCTCAACATTATACTAATGATAACAATAATATTCAAGCACTTGATGTATGGCAGGCTCGGGGAACTATGACTTCATCTTGTATTGATACAACTATTAAGTATCTAATGCGATACGGTAAGAAAGATGGTTCTAATAGAAAGGATCTATTAAAAGCAGCTCATTACATTATTTTAGCACTCGGGAATGAAAGAGATAAAAMCCAAGAAGATTGATATAGATACATTTATMTGTCCTTGTGACAAAGGGGCATTTGGTACATTCATAAAGTTTTATTCTTTAGGAATTATCAAGTGTCCTCATTGTCTGAGACAATACACAACAACTAATATGGCTAGGATCCAACATCAACGATGAGTAATRYAAATGATATWACAGGRGATAAACTMMRATACYAAGKTTAACTCTAAAGAATATAGAGATAATTGGGACGCTATCTTTKCAAAGAAAGAAGATATTATTCCAGTAGAATCAGTAGAASAAGATACAATCATTAAACCAACAAACACCTGAAAGTAAATAGAGGATATTATATTATGTTACCTAGCAACCCAAAAGACTTAAAGAAGATTGATGCTGCTCTAGAGGAGATTTCTAACTCTAAGACTCGCATTGAAGCCGAACGAGAACTCATTAAAGAGATTGTTGAAGGTATCGCAGAAGATCATGATATACCCTAAAAAACTAATTAATCAATTAGCAAAAGTATATCACATGAGAAACTTCGCAGAAGAAGTATCACAACAAGAAGATTTTCAAACTGCATTTGAGCAACTTGTATCTGCTAATAAGAACTTATTGCCGACAGGAGGCATTTAATATGAAAGTGGATATACATTCATTTGAAAAAACTGTGGTATCATCAATCTTAGCCCCTTATATCAAACAATATAAAGTACCTCTAACAATCGCTGTATGGGCTCTACCTAAACTACAAATGCTAGTTGACTCTACATGGAATAAATACCATGAGTCGAAAACATCAGGTGTCACAATCCATACAAAGGATATCTATGATATGGATATCTCACTAGGTAAGATTACTAAAGCAATGCTAATCAAGTTTAAGGCAGAGCTCTGGTTAACAGAGAATACCTTTGTGGTTGATAACTCGGATATCCCTTCAGATTGTTATGCTGAAACAAGAGAAGATAAATGCTTATATGTACTTGATAGAATGATTGAGTCTTATACACTCCATCTTGCACGAAGTCAATGGGAACCTGCTTTATTCTCTGGTGGTAATATGTTACTATTAACAGAGAGAAACAAGTATATCCAAGAAGGGTTTATATTATTTGGTAAATATTATACTGATCTCTGGATCACTGGAGATCCTAATATTAGACCAAGTRCGRAAGAGAKAGAAKACGAAGAAGAAGGTAGTAATCTTGAAGTTCAAGGATGTTGAGTTAGGCAAAACTTATAAAATAATTGGTTACCCATATCATACAGATAGAAGTTACAGATATAAATGTAATGACTATGGGTTTAATCAAAGGTACTGAATTCAAAGCAATACGGGTGGCATCTCTCGGTGACCCTATCCAATTAAAGGTTCGTGGTTCTGAACTGACTCTACGAGTAGCGGATTTTTCCGATCTAGAAGTCCAAGAAATTACTTAGTATATAAATAGTATTAAGTACATTAGGAGAAAGTTATGTCCGAAAAAACCATAATACAAATACGATTATTATTAATCCTAATTCTAGCAACACTATATTTTGCAACAGATACCTTTGCGTAAAATATAGTGGTTTATATAATAACAATATGAGGTGGTAAATATGTTTAAGTTGAGTAAAAGAAGTATCTCACGATTAGAAGGTGTCGATGAACAATTAGTGGCGTGTGTTCATCGTGCKATTCAAGTAACTAAAATAGACTTTGGTGTGACTGAAGGTCTTAGATCTGTACAAAGACAACAACAATTAGTAGATGCTGGMGCATCTAAAACTATGAAYTCTAAGCATATAACAGGTAGAGCAGTTGATTTGGTCGCATATCTTGGGCCTAGAGTATCATGGGAAATCAATCTATATGATGATATAGCAGATGCTATGAAGTTAGCTGCCATTGAGAATGAAGTTGTTCTAAGATGGGGAGCTGCATGGAATGTCTATGATCTATCTAATTATATGGGGTCTTGTGAAGATGCAATGAACTATTATATTGATACACGAAGATCACAGAACCGTAGACCCTTTATTGATGCACCTCATTTCGAATTAATGTGATACACAGTTTTATATAAATAAGATTAATAATAGAATAGGATTAGATTATGACAGGAAGAACCATTCCTTATGTTGAAGTATTAGAAAGAGACGGAAATGATACAGTAGTAGCTCATTCATATGCCTTTCCTGACTTCTCTGAAGAAGTTGATACACTACAGAAACTTAAAGATATCATTGACAATCATGATGATTATATAGTACAATCTACTCAAGGTACTAGATTATATAACGTTATCTCTGTATGGCATCCTAAGAACTTTATTAGAGTGTCATTAAAACATTGGAAGTATGATACATTGTAAAGATAATGTACTCATCCCTTTCCCCATAACTAAGTTATATTATAACACATAATCAGACATTTGTCAAGGAATATAAAAATAATATATGAAACCATTCAAAGAGTTTATAATAGAAGCGACTCTCTATAGAGGACATTCTAAAGGTGTTAATCCTAATAAGGCGAACCGAAAAAGGTATAACTTGGGTTACTCCATCAAAGGAATTRGCTTCTACATACGGAGATGAGGTTTCTGTAGTTAAGTTTAATGTATCTGGACCAACGTTAAAGATACCTGAAATAAACAAATCAGGGACTATACTAGATCTCTTAAAATACGCACCTAAACCAAAGACTGATAAACAGCAAAAGTTGTATGATGATGTTGTATATCATTTCGGTGGTGGTAAACAGGTAATGGATCTACCTAAGTTCCTACATAAAATAGGATCTGAGAAGGTAATTAAGTTTCTTAAATCTGTCAATATAAAAATAATACTAGCCATAGAAGATGGCACCATTACATACGGAATACTATCATGATCACATTTAATGAATATACAAAATACCTCTCTGAAGACCTAAGTCAAAATGATTTAGATGCAGTAGAGAGAATGGCTGATAAGTTGTTTGCTAAAGTAGGTATTGATGTAGAGTTTACCAGACACTTTCTTGATAGAGTAAATGATGCTCGTAATAAGAAACCTATTTCATCAGGTGAACTTGTACGGATATTCAAGTTGACCTATAAGAAACATGGTAAGAAGATACCACCTATGGGTAAGAACGCAGAAGCTGTTCTACATGATATTAATTCTCATATCAATATACCCTTTGTATTAAAGTGGGATGCTAAGAATCAAGAATTTGATATGATATCTAAAACAGTGATGCGTAAGAAAGACTTTAAAACACCAGATACTAAACTGGATGTCTGAGGCAAATATGTCTTGCTATTTATATCGTAATGGTGTATAATGTATAATGTATAAAATAAAAGTGAGGGTTTGAATTGAATAAAATATATAATT